TGTGGATCGGAAAAGACGTCTAGGATGACTATAGGATACAAAAAAACGAATGGTCAATGGGAGTATGAGACAAGAATAGTCCCTATTCCTTCCGGATCAGGAACTTTTTCTGATTCTACAACAACCAACTACGGGATATCATCTGGAGCTTATGCTTATTATGAGGATGGTCAAGGAAGTGGATCTTGTTGACAATAAAAAAAGGAGAGGCTTATATAGTCTCTCCTTTTTGTTACGATTAGATGAATCTAAGATCTTTCCTCCTAGTATGATTCAATATCCTACTAATATGTCTGGTACTTAATCCCGTTCTTTCCTTTATCTTATCATAGATATAACCCTTGGATACGTAAGCCGACATATCTCCCAGATCTTTTATAATCTTGTCATACATATCGTGCACCTCATTATATCTTATGATAGAGCTGTCTCTCATCCCTCTTTCGCCTATACCGTCAACTATGGCGTCATTGAAACCAAAGAAATTGATTATTGATCTTATTAGATTCATGTTATTGAATTTTTTGTGTTTTCTTATTAATATCCATATCCGGGTTCTCATCCGTATGGATCTGCAATTTGGTTACAGTTTCCCTTAATGTTTCGGAAACCACATATTCAAGAAGTTTGTCTGGGCATATGAAATCATAATCCCATTGAGATGTACATGGCTTATCTTTTTCAGCTCCACATCCCCCTAGCTCTAACGCCGCTTTTCTGTCGAGAGTTATAAGATCAACATTTATAGCCTCTATGTTAATATCTGGTATATAGATATATCCATCATTGACATAATAATAGTATTGATCTATATTCCCGTATTTACGTTCCTTGTTGTTAGCGTATTTTCTTAACGATATGGAGGTAAATATAATATCATCCATGATGTTTGATACTTTGATGATAGCCGGTCCTATACGGGTATATATCATATCGGGCAACCTTTTCTTAGATCTCATAAGAATCCGGCATAACTTGAACTCATCAAAACAGCAATCAACCTTCCGAACTCTCTCCATCTCCAGGCAATTGATATGGGTGTATAACGATTCCTCGCCGAACAAAGTACCGTCAGCGTATTTCTGGGCTATATAAGACCTTGCTTTTTGTCTGCCTATGGATAATATCCACCTCCTACTGACATGAGCGTCCTTGTTAATGGAGTTCATGTCATTCATGATCCTAGATACAAATTCTGAATTTTTCATATGCTAAATACTGAGGAGGGGATATACCCCTCCTGTTGTTACTTCTTTTTCTTAACCTTGCCTCCACATTTCATTTGAGGTTTCTTTTTCTCGGAGACTTTGCCTCCTTCTGCCATCTTCTTTTTCTTAGTACATGTCATAGTCTTACTTTTTTTTTAATGTTAGTGATACAATATTAGTCATTTCTATCGAAAATAGAATAAAAGAGGTTGATGAAACTACCAACTTACCGCCGCGGCACAGGCTGACGCACAGAGACTAGCGCAGGAAAAAGCCAACGCTATGGAATGCGATTGCCCGGAGCAGAAGACGTGGTCATGGTCTGTATCTATGAATAATGATTGCATGAGTCATGAGCAACTTGTCACATCAAGAGGATTTACGATTACGTATAATAATCAATGTGGTAGATCTATATCTGGTTCTGTGAGTGGTATAGGGTATACACAAAACGGAGAAGAGCAGGTCAATAGCGCTAGCTTTACAATTCCCGCAGGATCTGGAAGCAAGAGTGGAAGTGTGTATTTTAGCCGAGAAGTGGTATGTGGAGATGTAACAATCTCTGGTCATGATTCAGGTAATTGTTGACAATCACTGCTGTTATGGTTTTTAATAAAAAGGAGAGACTTATTAGCCTCTCCTTTTTTTTGTTATACATCAGAATCTTAACAGTTCCCAGATCCTCCTCCAGAAACACTTATAGACCCACATTGTACTCCTGAATCAAAACCTATGACACCGGTTTTTTTACCAGACCCAGTAGGTATACTTACGGTAGTACTTCCAGCCGTAACGGTTTGTCCATGATCATTCCTACCAGTAACAGTTACAGTTATTGATTTAGATGATCCACATTGATTATTGTAAGACACTTCATAGGAGCACCTTAAGGTGGATGTAGAACCAGACAGGCCATTACAAGGATCACCGCTCAGCATAGCGTTGGCGCTCCATGTTTTGGGGCAATCGCATTCCATAGCGTTGGCTTTTTCCTGCGCTAGTCTCTGTGCGTCAGCCTGTGCCGCGGCGGTAAGTGCGGCCTTATCACCGTTACACTCACACCAAGCGCCATTGTTTCCGCCAGAAACCCAGTAAGCGGAAGCCTTCGGAGCCGTACATCCTGACGGACAACCTTGCTTGGTAGCAGTAGCCTCTACATAATCATTACATACCCTTCCACTACAACCTGCATCCGCTAATGCCTGAGCTTGTGATCTAAGCGTCTCTATCTTATCGCTAGCCTGAGCGTTGGCAGAAGACGTGCTAGAAGCGCATATAGATCCAGAAGGTACACCCGGATAGGAGATCGTTACTCCACAAGGTCTATCAGATGGACAATTCCTACTAGTAGCAGATCCTCCTTGGAAACCGATCGTATTACAGCAAGCAGATCCATAGCTTAGATATTCCTCTCTTCCACAATCATTTCTATAT